CAAGGCTATTGCGCAGTGGGACAAGGTTCAAGCCGTTGACATCGACGTGTTCGGCCACTGGCACACGTTTCTGTGGTCCTATCCTAAGTGGGTTTCGTGCGGTTCGCTGATGGGCTACAGCGAATACTCTGTCGAGATCAAGGCAGAATTCCAGCACCCGTCGCAGGCGTTCATCGTTCTTGATCGGCGCTACGGTTTGACGAGCGCTGTTCCGATCTTCCTTACTCCCCCTGCTTCATCCAAGAGAAACACCAATGGCGGAAATTAGAAAGTTCAGCACAGGCGCGACGAGAGATTCAGAACACGGGAAGCTGGATTTCGAGGGCTTCCTATCTCCGCAAGCACTCGAAGCATTTGCTGAGTACATGGACGGGCACCGGGTACAACAAGACGGCGAGATAAGACCGTCTGACAACTGGCAACAAGGCATTCCGCTCGACGCATACATGAAGTCTGCCTGGAGACACTTCTTCGCATGGTGGAAGATTCATCGCGGCGGGGAAGTGAAAGATGAACGCGATGGCCACAACGTTTCTGCAATTGAAGCGGTATGCGGCGTTCTGTTCAACGCGATGGGGTACATCCATGAGATCAAGAATTCTCAGCCTCCATTTACTGGATACGTCGATGGAGAAGAGGTCTTGATTGATTCCAGCTTTCTTGACTTGGAGACGAAATGATCCCAACGCGAATCTTCCTTGACCTCGACGACGTATGCAACACTTTCACTCCGTACGCGCTAATGTCGGTAGGATGCCAAATAGACGCGCTTTCTTTCGACGGAATAGACCCTTCTTGGGGGCGCGATATCGTAACAGCCGCTAACGCATTGCATCAAACCAGGTCATTTACTACGGCAAGCTTCTGGAATTCTATCGGCCGATCTGTATGGGCTACAGTTCCTGAATCTGCCGAATTCGCTTCGCTCCTCAGGTGGTGCGAAGAGTGCGTTGGGACTGATAACGTCTGCATCCTCAGTTGCCCAACACTCGACCCTGATTGCCTGGCTGGGAAACTCGAATGGATTCACGCGCACTTTCCTAAGCGATTTCACCGACAATATCTTATCGGACCTCGGAAGTATTTTTGCGCGCGGCCAGATGCGCTGCTCATCGACGACTCCGACGAGAATGTCAACAAGTTTCGGGAGTGGGGCGGACAGGCTATTATTGTTCCGCGACCGTGGAACAGTCTGTCCAGGATACGCAGCACACTCAGCTACTTGCTACTCGAATTGAGGATCAAATTCGATCCTCAGAGAGCAATGACTTCTCAGTCACAATCGCTCATTGCGAAAATCTTCAAGAAAATCATGTCGCACCCGGAGACCATGCGTTGATTAGCACCTTGAGCCACAACCTGTATCACGGTGACTGCCTTAGCTTCCTTCAACCATCAGCGGAATGTGTACTACGAAATTCTATTACCACAATCTTCGCCGATCCACCAGACAACATCGGTGCCAAGTACGGGGAGTACATAGACAAGATTCCCGATAAAGAGTACGCTTACCTACTGCATCTATGGCTACTAGTGTTCGTGCGTCGCGCCAAGACGGTGTGGTTCAGCTACAACGCCCGCTGGACGTTTGAAGTTGGCTGTATTGTGTCACGGATGCTTTCTAAGGTGCAATTAGAAGCCAAGCAATGCGTGCAGACGTTCACCTTTGGACAGCATAACCACCATGATCTCGGCAATAACTACCGTCCGCTTCTGCGACTTCGACACAAGGATTCGCCTCTACTCCCGAATGCAATCCGGGTGCCGTCCTGGAGGCAGGAGAACGGCGACAAGAGGGCCGATCCTCGCGGCCGGGTGCCTGGAGACGTGTTCGACTTCCCTCGCGTCACAGGCAACAGCAAGCAGCGTAGGGCATGGCACCCGACGCAGTTGAATGAGGGTCTTGTCGAGCGGTGCATCCGGCTCACGACGCCGGAAGGTGGAACGGTCCTAGATCCTTTCGGAGGAACCGGAACGACACTCAGGGTGTGTAAACGCATCGGACGTGCGTGTACGCTTGTCGAGCTAGATCGGGGCTACTGCGAGCGCATCGCGGAAGAACACGGACTGCCAATCTTGGAGGTGTGATGCTCGTTCCGCTGCTTGCTTTTTCGTGCGGGTTTATGCTTAGCCTGGTGTGGGCTAGGTGCATTAGTTCGATCACGGAGAAGCGGGCATTCACTGCCGCCAACTTCGGCGTATTGCTTTACCTATGTTCCGCTGCGTCTACGGTGCTCATCGTAGAGAAACAGTTCATTCCGATACTGGCATACGTAATTGGCGATTGGGTTGGAACTTACATCGCTGTCCGGAAAGGTAGATAATGAAGGCGTCGGATTGGATCTGCAATACATGCGGAAGCACCCTCATTAAGACAAGCCCGAACTTCTTGTCGTGCCCCGGTTGGGACTCACGGCTTCAACCATCGTTCGCTGTCGATGATCTACCGTCAGCCAGGCGAGTGGACTACAAGAGATTCGTCGTCTATGGCGAAGAAGGATACATGGAATACATTCCTCATACGCACGAATCATCCCTGGATAAATGCCCAGAGACGGGAGTCGTTGTCGCCAAGGTACGCACTAAGCGCGGTTGGAAAGCGCGATCGTTCCAGCGGTCTACCCGCCCGAGATTGGAGTGTATTCTGAAGTGCTTTCGTCGGTATCCCGATGGCTCGAAAGCAGCTTCCTAACGGTTCGGCTGTTCCACGGTCTCCCCCTGCACTGGCCGGCGTCGGCCGTGAGCGCGACGGCTATCTGTTCGGACGAAAGGCCCCATCGACTCAATTCAACCGCCCACGCGACGGCTGCTTGCTCGTCGTCGTTGCTGGTGAGTTGCTTCGTCGCCTTGTCGATCCTATATCCTATCGGGGATCGGCCAAGCCATTCACCCCTTGCCCTCTTCTTCGCAAGCCCTACCTTCGTCCGTCGCGCGAAGCGCGCTCGCTCGTACCCAGCAAATGCCGCGAGGATATTGCCGAACAATTCCCCTTCCGGAGTGTCGCTGATCGGCGAGCCGTCGGCGAATTCTATCTGGCAGCCGGCGCGGTTCACCTGATGCCTGATTGTCAGCGCAACGAGCATGTCACGCGCTAGGCGGTCGCTACTGTCCACCACTAAGAGCATTCCAGGCTGTAGCTCGTCCATCGCTTCATTGAGTCCAGGGCGACTCAGCCGCTTTCCGGTAACGTCCTTGTCGGCATGGCAATTCTGAACCTCATAGCCCTTGTGCCGGCAATACTCCCGGCATCGCTCCTCTTGTTTCTCGCAACTCTTGCACTCGTCTGCGTTCGGTCGCGGCGAGAAACGGGTGTAGATAATCGCTTGCTTCGCCATGTAGTAGATTCCTTTCATTCTTCTGGGTTGTCTTGGAGCATTTCACCACCACAAGCGCAAGTGGGCGGCCCAATCTCCTCTAGCCATTTGCGAGTCATACGCACGATACAGCCGCAATCCTTGCACTCTACTTTCATCATCCTTGTTGATTGCTTCGGCGGGGCGTTCGAGTGTCGCAATTCGGCGTGAGGATACGGCCCCACTTTGGAAATGAATCTGACAAGTCGAGTGTGCAAGTCTTCTCCTACTTTCGTCGCCGTCATCTTCCCTGTCAGCCCGATCTTCAAGGCGCAATCCCGGAACCGGCTCCCGTGCTTTTCCTTGAGCCCGACAGCGCAGTGTACTAGCTCGTGTACCAGCGTGCCGGCGACTTCAATCGAGTCATGGAGAACGGGACTAACAAACGTCTCAAAGTACTGATCCCCAGAGCAATCGGCCGACCAGGCTTCTCCGATACGCCTCTTCTTCTGCGCAAGTGCAGACTTGGATGGCCACGAACACGACGCCCGAATTTTCTCAGGCAAAGGGAATCCGACGTTCTCGAATTCGGGCCGGAATTCCTCCAGACACTTCAACAGCCAACTTTCGCGAATCATTGTTACATCTCACAGATAATCAGAGCTATGCGTATCCTGCCACGTTTCAAGTCTCGCATCGAGTGATTTTCTCGAATGTACCTGAAACAAGCCGTTTTGCTTCCCTCAAACAATGTCCGATCTGGGTCGGAAGACGTGTAAACGTTCCATAACTTGAATCTCTCTATCAACTGCTCCCTTGTAGCGCGAGGCATACTGTGCTCCCGAAAGCGTGTAAACGCACTAAGCTATGTCAGCGGTCGATGACCACGATTGCCGCGTTTACCTCGGTTCCCGACGCCTTGAACGAGCCGGCCGGTAGGTCGATCCATTCGGTAGCTTCTTCCATGAACCTTTCTCGCTGCCGTGGTCCGTTGGCGCAGATTGCCACGAGTCGGCCCCCTGGCTTCAAATGCGTCAAGGCGTGTTCAATGTGCTTAATGTCGGACCCTCGCTCGAAAGGCGAGTTCATAACTATGCGGCCGCGCGCTCACACGCCTTATCGAATGTTCCGCATTCTCTTCCTGGTTTCATTGTTCTCATTGCTTACTTCTCAGAGTTGCAGGATAGGATAGACCGTCGCGCGCCCCTGCGCTGTCCAAGGGAGCGCGACGGGCAATCCTTGCCCTAGTCGCGTTGTTAGGTATTCGTCAATCGTCACCTCGATTTCCGTCTGGTCGGTAAATGCAAACGTCATCGGAAACGCGGTACACTGGATAGGGGCAGGATGTCTTATCGCCGTCGTAGACTCCGGCCGGTTCAACGCCCATTTCCGGCCACCAGTAGAACCAATCGGGGGCAAAGCAGTATGCCTTGGGACCGTTCCGGTCAACTGGATTGCCGAGGTGGCATGCGCCTGGAGCGCACGGGCTACAGAATTGCGCGTGAGTGTAGTATGGGCTCTTGTAAATCCACACGTCCCCTTCGGAATCGCTCGACGCCTTATACTCCCCGTCGTAAAGTGAGTATCCTAATGGTTCATCGCCGTATGCTTGATCGGACCAGAACGAATACCGGCAATCCAGGCAGACGTAGTCGCGCCCTTCGTCATCCCAGTCTTCTACTTCGTCAAGGTCTGGAACATTCTCGGAGTCGGCCGGAGTAGCCGGATTGCCACACTTAGGGCAACTAGGCTCCCCGTAGTCTGGTTCTGCGCTGTCTGCCCAATACTGGAGAATGTCGTTTCCGGGTATCACTCCGTAGTGGATACCGGTTTCGGGGTCGAAGTTTGATTGTCCTAGGCTGTAGTCGATACCGTAACTCATTGCTTGCTTCTCCGAATTGCTGTTGCGAGAATCAACCTATTAGCTCCCCTGCAATGGCAAGGGGGCTAGTAGGGCAATCCTTGCCCGTTGGATCTATGCGAAGTGTGAGGAGATTACGCCATTCTCCCCGCCAGTGTTTCTCAGTCTCTCAGCGGACCACAACGCGCAGAATGAGAAGGGAGGATTCCGTAACTCGACATAGCCTAGTGTTTCGATGTCGAATGGTTCGCCCGCGTTTCCGAGGAAAGCAGGCATCATGCCTTCCTTCCACCAGTATTGCTTTCCGTCGTCTCCGACGTATTCTGGGCAATTGGGATCTAACCCGCCGTCTGCTTTACTGAAGTCATCGGTCAGATAATCCGACCGTTCAGACTCGCTCGCGAGGTCAACCTTGTACCGATCAAGCTTTTCAGCATCGACGGCGATATCAAGCGCGTCTTGAAGAGAATCGGCGAACACCACTGCAAGCGCGAACCCGTGCTCATGCAACAACCAGGGGCGAACACTATGGGGGTTGTATTCTCCGTTGGGCGTGAATTCATCGGGGTTGACTACGTCATCGTCGGAGAAACGTAGCTCGCAATTCTGAACCATTACCGTAGCTTGCATGGTGCATACTCCAGGAGAAGAGGTGAGAAACAACGCGCTAGTAGGCTCCCCCCAAGGGAGCGCACTAGGGTATTGTTACGGGTAAATGTACAATTGTCCGTCGTCTCCGACGTACAGGTTGACCTCCTTTGCATTGTGCGCGGCGGTAGTCAATCGCTCCCTTACGTCATCGGGTAGGCAATCCCGATCCCAGAAGCCTGCGCCATGACCATTACGGGTCAGCCAATAATCATGCCCCCCTAGTTCGTCGGCCGACCATTGGGAATGGTTGTAGGTTGCGAGGTCTGCGGCATTCTCAGCCTGAAAGCGCTGACAGTCGGCGATGATTTTCTGTAGCGATTCCGGCGCGATGTCGTCGATGGTGTAATTCGCGTCGAGTGGCGTTTTATTCTCATCGATTTCCGCCCACAACGCGCATTCGATGTATGCACGGGTGAATTCGTCGATACTCTGAACAGTTGCCATGGTTGCCGATCCCCTTGTTGTTAGTACCCGCGCTGACAGCGCTTGTTGTAGTCGTCTTCCGCGCGCTGGAATTCCTTGAAGTAGTGTCCCAAGTAGGCATCCCCATCATCGGCAGAACACCAGGTGATGTACTCGCGAGGCAACCCTACGCCCTTTTCCCACCAGGCTAAGATAATCCAGCGCTCTTGAATCGGGTGGAAGTACCGAGACAGTATCTCGGCACCGTTGGGAAGCGTATTAGCTAGGGCCATATGGAACGTATAGGTTGCCATAGCGTATACTCCTGGTGAATCAAGTGAGGTTAGCTGTCAACTGCCTGTCGAACCATTCGATGCCGTTTTCGGATACTTCGGCAACAAGATGATTGGCGGGGAGGGCGTACACTTTACATCGGTCGGTTCTGCCGATACACCGTTGCATTGCTTCCTTGATTGCCTCGGAGAATGTACAGCGCACTTGTTTCCCTGCGCCTGTGTGCTTGTCCTCAATTCGGAAAGGCAACATGATTCAGACTCCTCAGAAGGTGACACGCGCGACATGGTTAGAGAGGGTGACGATTGACGGTCGATGGTTACGGGCAACGAAGTGTGCCCATATCTCGCCGATGGTCATTGGGTTGTGCAGTGTTGCGACAACCGACCGTGTTTGGAATTCCAGAATGATCTTGTTAGCGGTTTCCATGGTGATTAACCTGTGAATTCTTCGCCGTAGTTGTCCTTGTATAACTCCCTTTCCGTTTCAGCTAATTCTTTCCACCCTCTTCTTTCGTATTCGGATATGCGCTTTCCCCATTGTGCTTTCCTTCTAACTGATTCGACGGCTTGCTGTTCTGCAAACTTGCGAGCTAATCGCTTGACTGTCTCAGGTTTGTACTCTCTGAAAGCTTTCATTGTTTTCGTCTCAGGTTGGCTACTATTGTTGTCTATTCAAGTATGGACTATATCCGGCATAAAGTCCAGTTATATGCCGATAGTCAAGGCAATATCTGGCGGTAAGTAGGCGTTATAGGTCTGGTTGTATCGACTATGGTTCAGAAAGGCTACTATATCTATGTACGCGAAGATCGGCCGACTGAACGAGCCGAGTAGCGATTGCGACAGGTTGGATAGGTTGGAAGGATTGCGATAAGTCAGCGCTGCCAGACTCGGCACGCTAGCGTTGCGCTGTAGGGCCGATTAGAGGTCTGTGCGACTACTAGGTCACGTTGCCTATCATGACCTCAGAACGCATCCTAGGCGATAACCCGTTATGTAGAGGGGTGATAAAGTCAGAGTGAGGACAGGGTGGGCGTAGCCCCTGTCATCACTCTGACTACACTCGCGTCAACCCTGCTAAGATCCATAACACCCTACCCGATCCCCTATCCAGGCTGTACGGCCTAAGACGACTCGTTTTATGCCGCATTCTGCGCTACATTGTAACGATTGCGCAGCCTATGCGTAGACTAATGAGGTAGTTCATAGGGGGCCCCATTGGGTGGAAATCCTTACCAACCCCCCGCCAGCGCCGGCCTCGCCCGGTGATACTTACCTCCCCTCCTCCTGCGCACGCATTTCCCAACGTCGTCAGACTGACTCATAGGGGCCCCTGGCTTCGCTTGAGAGCCCAAGGGGGCCCCTCAACCTCTAATGAGACCTTGGCTTAGGACGGGGCCCTGCGAGCGTTCCTAAGCCGTCCAATGATCGACCGTTTCGATACCCCTCTCTTGTTTTGGCGGTATTCCGAAAAACGCGGTGGTACGACCGAACCACCTAGCTGGTGTCGATGTGTCGCCGTGTCGTCTATACCTAAAGGAAAAAAGAGGCCAAAACAGAGGACCCCACTACGTAAGAGGGGGGGAAAAGAGAAAAAGGAAGAGAAGTAGCGGCGACAGGTAGACAGGAGAGAAGAAACCCTCTCTATAGTAGTATAATATATATATATTATATATATGTATCATTATTCTATCTTCTTTTCTCCCTTCACTTTACATCGACGGGTGGTATGTTGGCCTCCCTACCACGCATCCCCCACCTGGCGTCGTCTTTTTACCCGGTGACACATGGTGACACTTGGTGACAGGTGCCGTGTAACCCCCCGGTTCCATACCGAGAGTATGCACCAAGTGTCACCAAGTGTCACCTTTTCAAATGGCGACACTTGTTTTGCCATTTTCGCCACCTTTAGGGCCCTGCATCACTGGGGGGCGTAGGGTTTATACTCGCGGGCCCGGTCGAACCATTGGATGGCCACTTCGGCGAGCGTCGGCGGCTGAACTGGATGATGTAGTCCACACAGTTTCGCGCGTGAGAATATCACTGTGGTATCTGGGATTTGGCATATTGGGACCTCTTGTTCCGAACGTCGAGAACGTGGGGACGTTTCCGAAAGAATCGTTTCTCGATTGGTAGGATGAAATCTGACAATGCGTTTCAGAGTAACAGTTCACACCCTTGGAGAGAGTAAATGCTGAAGAGTTCCGTGAAGAGTGTTGAAGCTCCTGCTGATTCTGCCGTCAAACCTGCGCCGGCCAAGCCGAAGTGTCGTGTCCCCGGCTGCGACAACGACGCCGATGTCTGCGGAGTCTGCAAGAGTCACTACGCCGAGATCCTCAAGATGATCCGCAACGGCGAGATCACCAGGGAGAAGCTCGAATCTCCCGAAGTCGGCATTCTGTTGCCGGCATCACGCACGAGAACGAGCAAACTTCGCGCTGCGCTGGCTGAGAAGAAGATCACCCTCGCGCCGGCAGTGGTTCCTCCTCCCAAGCCGAAGAAGCCTGCTGTAGCTCCTGTGCCGGCGCTCGACGCCATCAACCCGCAACTCGACAAGTAGCAATCCGCCGTACAATCGCCTTAGTGACATCGACATAGCTAAGGTGGTTCGCAAGCCCGGCCTTCTCAGCCGGGCTTCTTTTTTGCGCTGGGTACAAATGGGCTTCGATCATGCGCGAAGTTCTAGGCTATAGGAATGTTCACCTCCAAGATCACTTCGGAACAGTGGAAGGACGCGGAGACACGTTACTCATCCGGTAGCGAGACTGTTGAAGACATTGCGAAGTCGCTCGGAATGAACCCCGAGTATCTCACCGCCCGCTTTCGCAGACACGGAATCAGGAAGGGCGACGGAACCAAGGGAATCAAGAACAAGGATTTGAACGACTTCGCGTCGCGCGTCCGCTCCGTCTTGTGGCGTCAAGATTCCGGCGACGAGAAGAAGACCTACGAAGACTGGAAAGCGCGTGTTTCCGATCTGGAATCGGCCACCGGGGCCGGGATGACGCACAACGAAGCTCTCGTTCGCGCATCCAAGGAATACCCGTGCTTGACTCGGCTCTTTCGGGAGTACGACGTGGCTGAATTCGACCCTAACCCCGAGTCCCATCCTCAGATTCAGCATTTCGGACAGAAGCCGGCGATTGTCGCGACCTCGGACGGCAAGGAACAGAGCTATCGCGAGAACCTGCGATGGGCAATAGAGACGGCGGGGACCTACCTTCGCACCGGAAAGCATCCGGCAACCTGTCCGAACGACGCGGCCTGGTATCTCTACCGCCAAGCCATCGAGGAGCCGAAGGATTTCCTCTCTCGCGTCGGTCAAGTCGAGTCCAAGGGCGACAACGAAGCTGAGGAACAGCGCCTATCCCGCAAGTCTGGTCAGCGGTCGTTGGCTGAGATCAACGAAATGCTTGACACCCTGGAGGCACCCAAGGATGGCGCGTAGGAAAATGCCGAATAAGCAAGCCAACCATGCCGAGGTTGTCGAGCGCTGCGACCAGTGCGGTAAATCTCTCGGAAGATCGTGCATCCGAACGGCCGGCTCGGCTGCATGCGCTGCCGGCGATGGTATTTGCATCTCCCATCTCCAGGTCGCCGGCAAGCAGAAGTGGTTCTTTTTCTGCTGCGAACAGTGCGAATCCGCTTTCATCGCCAAGACGGAGTAACCTCCTGCGATGAAAATGGAATCCCCGTTCTACAGCCGTGTTCCCAAGGACATGGCTGAAAATCTGCGCTATCGGGCCTCCATCTACCGCCGCGTACTCGAAGATCCGTCGTTCGCTTTTACTCTCTGGGATGCGTGCTCTAAGGATCTTCTCTACTACATCAACGTCTTCGGGTACACCTACGATCCTCGCCGGCAACCGTTCTCAAAGTTGCCATTCATTACCTATCCGTTTCAGGATGAAGCGCTGCTTGAAATCTACAGCGCGATCGGCGACCACGATTTGTTCATTGAAAAGTCCCGTGACATGGGGGCAAGCTGGCTAAATATCGTCGCCTGTGAGCACGTTTGGCACTTTCGGAAGCATCAATCCATCCTCTTTGTCAGCCGTACCGAGGACTACGTTGACAAGGCCGACAACCCGAAATCGTTGTTTTGGAAGCTCGATTTCTTCCTGAATAACATGCCTCCGTGGATGCGACCTCCCGGTTACGACGAGACGCTTCATCGCAGCCGGCTTCACATCAGCAATCCGTACACGCATAGCGTCATCGACGGTGAATCGACAACTGGAAACGTAGCCCGTGGTGACAGGCGAACGGCGATTCTCCTGGACGAATTTTCGGCTGTTGAACAGGGCTTCTCTGTCTTGACTTCGACGCGAGACGCAACCAACTGTCGGTTGTTCAACGCGACTCCAAGAGGGACTTCTAACGCTCACTACGCGATTCGTCAGAAAATCGCGAAGAAACTTCGCCTTCATTGGTCGGCACATCCGGTTAAGGCAATCGGCTTGTACACGACGGATGAGAATGGCGCGCTGCGCGTCATCGACAAGGAAGGCTATCCAGCCGAGTATGAGCCGATCCTTGACGGAAAGCTTCGTTCACCTTGGTACGACAACGAGTGCAAGCGAGCGGCCAATCCCCAGGAAATCGCCCAAGAGCTTGACATCGATTACCAGGGTTCGGGATACCAGTTCTTCCGACCCGATTCTGTTCAAGAGGCGATTCGTCAGTACGCAAGACCTCCTGTCATGGTTGGCGATCTTGAATACGACGACACGACTGGCGACCCGATTCGATTCCGAGAGGATCTGAAGAGACAACTTCAACTCTGGTGTTTCTTAGATAAAGACGACGAGCCTCCGAAGGATCATCGGTGTATCGCCAGCGTTGACGTTTCTGCCGGCACGGGGAGTTCTAACTCAACGGTTGTCGTATGGGATGCTGCAACCAAGGAAAAGATTGCCGAGTACGCGAATCCGTACATTCGCCCTGAAGCGTTGGCCAGACAGGCGGTTGCAATCGCCAAGTGGTTCGGTAACGCGACATTGATTTGGGAATCGAACGGACCAGGCCGGCAATTCGGAAGTCGCGTTGAGGAGTTGGGGTATGGAAATATGTACATGCGCCGGCGAGAGGAAGGAATCTCTAAGCAGGTATCGGACATTCCTGGATGGGCTTCCACGAAGGAAGGGAAGCTCGTCGTACTTGGTGAATACCGCGCTGCTGTCGAGAAGGGACTCTGTGTCAATCGGTCGAAGGAAGCTCTTGAAGAAACGCTCGAATACATCTTCGGACCAGATGGGAGCGTTTATCACTCACAGTCGGCCGACAAGTCGGACCCGACAGGCGCAAGGGCCAATCACGGCGACCGCGTAATGGCTGACGCATTGGCGTGGAAGCTCTTGAATAAAGGTTTGGAACTTCCGGAACAAGAGAAGCCGGAGATTCCGGTAGGGTGCTTGGCGTGGCGCAACAAGATGCGCGAACAGGACAAACCTCAAGTTGGCACTGAACTAGAAGAAGGCTGGCAATGAATCCTCTCTCCGATAAGCAGTTCACTCGCTTACGAACGGCAATCGACTGGTCGAATCGCCAATTTGACTTTCCGCGACGAAAGCGAATCAGCGCAATAAAGCAGCTTGTCGGCAGTCACTACAGCGACGGCGGCGCTGATAAGCGCGTTCCGGTGAATTTCATAAAGCTTGCGACTGGCATTTACATTCATCTGCTTGCGCCTCATGCGCCCCGCGTGATGATCGGGACCAAGATCCCCGAACTGAAACCGACCGCCTCCAACCTGGAGTTGAGAATCAACCAGATTCCAGACGAGATCGGAATGACCGCCGCGTTTCGCCGGCTCGTAACCGAAGCGCTTTTCTCGTTCGGCATCGGCAAGGTAGGGCTGCACTCCGTTGGGGAGATTCTTGGACACTCCTACGGCAAGCCGTTCTTCGATGTCATCACGATTGACGATTACTTTTGCGACATGGCGGCGAAGACGCGCGATGCGATCCAGTACGAAGGGAACGACTACTGGCTTGATTACGATGCCGTGATGGAGTCGAAATGGTTCCCGCAGAACGTTCGCAATTTGCTGAAGCCGGATGAATACACGGTTATCGGTGAACACGGCGAAGATCGCGCAGAGGCCATTCAAGCTGACGAATCTCCGCAACTCTTCAAGGACAAGGTTTGGCTTCGTGACGTGTGGCTTCCTTCGGAAAAGCTCATGGTCACTTATGGAGTCAAGAGCGAAAGAGTCATGAAAGTCGTTGAATGGGAGGGTCCGGCAAAGGGGCCTTACCCGATTCTCGGATTCAACGATGTTCCAGGAAACTTGCTTCCTCTTCCTCCAGTGTCGTTATGGCGCGATCTACACGAACTTGGAAACGCACTCTTCCGTAAGCTCTCAGTACAAGCCGACAGCCAGAAGTCGGTTCAAGCATTTGCTGGCGGGAATGACGATAGCGCTGAAGACTTTCGGAAAGCGAAAGACGGAGACGGAATCAAGTATTCCGGCTCTCCTCCTGTCACGCTGAAAGCCGGAGGGATCGACCAGACGACGCTTGCATTCTACCTTCAGACCCGCGACCTGTCGTCGTACTTCGCCGGCAATCTGGATAGCCTCGGAGGTCTTGCGCCGATTACTCAGACTGTCGGACAAGACAAACTTCTCAGCGAGGCGGCGAGCGTCCAACTGAAAGATATGTCGTCGAAGACCATCGACGTAATGCGAGACGTGTTCAATTCGATTGCGTGGTACGAGTGGCACGATCCTGTGTTGAGCCGCACGCTGGAAAAGCCCATTCCAGGAACGAACCTGAAGATCAACGTGCCGTGGGGCAAAGATGATCGTAAGGGCAAGATTGACCTCTATGACCTGCAAATTGACGTTTACAGTTTGCAGGATAATTCGCCTTCTACGAAGCTGCAAAAGCTCGGACTTCTCGTTCAGCAATACGTCTTGCCTCTCGCACCGCTGATTGCCCAGCAGGGAGGAACCGTTGACGTTCAGGCGATTCTGCGCATGGCGGCAAAGTATTCCGATTTCCCGGAACTTGGTGAGATCGTGATATTTACCGACAATCCCAACGTCGCAGAGGAGAAGGAACCTCCAGGGATGCCGCAACAGACCACTCGGACCTACGAGCGCGTCAACCGGCCCGGCGCGACAGAGCGCGGTAAGTCGCAGATTCTTCAACAAGCGATGTTGGGCGGAAAGCCGCAAGATAGTGAAGCGGCATCAGTTACGAGACCAACAAGCTAACCACCTGGGTACGTTTTTCCTTCTTTCAGGGACCGTTTTGTAGAGTACAAGAATGCCGACATACTGCTACTCGGACGATGTTGGGAAGGTTCACGAGCGCGTCTTTCGCATGGGGCAGGCCCCGAAGTCGATTCGCCTGAATGACGGCCGCGTTGCGGTTCGCGATTTCCAGGCGGAACACGTCAGTATGCCTTCATCGGCCGGATGGCCGCTGGAGTGCATCGCCAGCGGCGTAAACGCAGCACAGGCCGGGGAACTGCGTGAGTTCTTCAGGGTGAACGGATGCCCTACGGAAGTCACGGATGACGGGAACCCCGTTTACACGTCTGCGTCTCATCGCCGAAAGGCGCTGAAGCTCCGAGGAATGCACGACCGCAACTCATTTTAGAAGAGAGAAGACACGATGCTTGACCAGGAAGCGTTTGAGAAAGAGATCAATCCGGCAATCGACGCGATGGTTGAAGGTTCCAAGGGCGAGGAACAGACATCCGAGGAAGTGACGCCCGAAACGACGCCGAATGCTGAGTCATCTCGCGAAGAGACGCCTCCTGTCGAGAAGCCTTCCGATGGCGGCGAGTATGCCGATACGGAGACGGCGGAAGGTGAACCGAATGTCGAGAAGCAAGTCGAAGCCGGAGACGAGAAGAAGGTTGAGGAGCCGAAGAAAGTCGAGATCAGCATCGGCGCTCTCGTTCAGGCCGCTCGTTTTGGAATTCCGGTAGAGGACGCACGGGCGTTTCCTTCTGAGGATGCGCTATTGCGCGCCGTCTCTATCATCGAGAAGGCATCGCAACAGCGTGAGGAGCCGAAGGCAGCAAAGAAACAAGAGGAGGATGTTGACCCTCTGGCTGCGCTTCCGAAACTTGACCCGAAGGTCTACGAGCCGGAAGTGATTGAGATGTTCGACAAGCTCACCGGTGTAGTCCGTGAGCAGCAGAAGGCGATCAAGGAATTCCGCTCCCATCAGGAGACGGTTGTTCGATCCTCGCAAGAGGCGACGGCGAAAGAAATCGAACAGTGGTTTGACAAGCAGGTTGAAGGACTCGGCGATGACTTTGCCGATGCCCTCGGGAAAGGCGGCTATAGTTCGCTGAACCGGGGAAGTTCGCAGTTCGCGACTCGCGACAAGATTGCGAGTCAAATGGCTGTGCTGATGGCCGGCTACAAGGCATCAGGCCAGCCTACGCCGCCGCGCGATGAAGTGTTCAGCGCGGCGTCAAGGCTCGTCCTTGGAGACGAGTATCGGAAGATCAGCGAACGTAAGCTGACGGCCGACCTGGAGAAACAGGCTACGCAGCACATCCAGCGCGCCGGCAGTTCCAAAGGCAAAGTTGCACAATCGCCGGTAGACGAGACTGTGGCGCTCATCAACGAAAGATTCTTCGCCAAGTAACGTTGATCCGGTATAACCGGAGAAAACGACCATGACTCTTGCATACGCAGACATTGACGACGCCGTCAATCTCACTCAACAGAATCTCATCAAGCGCGGCGCATTTCTCGACATGCAGACCGATCTTTCGGACCATGTCGCCGTTCGGGAAATGTGGAAGACTCGCCAGAAGAAGTTCGATGGCGGAAATGACTGGCGGTTCGACGCGCAGATAGACCACAACCACTCCGCTCGGGCAGTCGGGATGTACGAGACGGACGGTTCGTCTGTCGCGGACACGATGATTTCCGGGAAGGTTTCTCCTCGGCACATCAACGCCCACTACATCTACGATCAGCGGGAGCCGTCTTTCCAGCAGGGTGGACTTGCTATCGTCAATTACATTTCCACGAAGTACACCGGCATGATGGTGAGCCTCTACGAACTGATGGAGGAGATTCTGTGGGGCAAGCCGACCGACAGCACCGATGAAGTCACTCCGTATGGCGTTGCATACTGGGTCACGAAGAGTACCGATGAGGGCTTTTACGGTCCCAATCCTTCCGGATTCGCGGACGGAAAGGCGGGGATCTCGCAGTTGGTTCAGGCCCGACACGCCAATTGGACCGGCGACTACGACTCCGTCGGCAAGGAAACTCTCATTCGCATGATGAGAAGGGCACACCGGAAGATTCGATTCCGTTCGCCGATCTCGCACGCTACGCCAACCGTCGGCCCGATCAAGAACGGCATCTACACGACCGATACCGTGGTCGGTCTCATGGAAGAACTTCTGGAGGCGCAGAACATGAACCTCGGTCCCGACCTTGACTCTCAGGGAGGCCGGTCCTTGTTCAAGGGTACGCCCATCACGTATGCGCCGTACCTGGATGCCGACACTGAAAACCCGGTGTACATGCTAGACTGGCAGTGGCTTGCCATCGGCGTGCTTGCCGGTTGGGAGAATCAACTCACCAAGCCGTACATGGTTCCCAACAAGCATCTTGTTCGCCGCGTCGATCTCGACTGCACGTTGCAGATGGTTTGCACCAACCTGCGCCGGCAGGCCGTGCTCCACAACCCCGCGTAAGGTCTTCCTTTGGTCCCCGGCTAGTGGATATGTAAAACGCTAGCCGGGGAATTCGGTTCAACAAGTCAATCACTTCGAGAGGGAAATACGATGGACAGAAGCGTCAACGCGCCTACCAAGCAGGCGCAAGTCATTTCCGAGTGGGTCTGGTTTGAGGGCGCTACCGCGCTGGCCGAAGGGCAGGGCGTTTGCTACAACTGGGATTACGGTACGGCCACGACCTACGACGGCCGGCGTGGCAATCGCGTCGAGCTTCCCACGATTCTGAACGCACGGTACTTTGCCGGCGTTGCGTCCCGCCCCTACAGCGCCAAGACGGGTGGGCAGTTCATCGAAATCTACTTGCCAGGCTCTATCTGCAACATCCTGTCGAAGGCCAGCACCACCATCGGCGTTGGTATTCTCACCTGCGAGGCTGGAGGTACCTACGCCGGGTACTTCCGGTACGCCGGCCTTCAGGGCGAAGGGTCGGCCGTTCCTCTTCAGACCGTGGATCGTTCGTCTACGGCCGGCAAGTGCCAGGCGATCTTACAGACCGGCCTTCCTTCCGGGCTTCTGGATGTCGTTACGTTGACGGCTGCCGGAGGCGCAGTTACGTGCATGGTGGGAGGCACGACGGTCTTCGCTGGTGTGGCTCTCGTCGATGCCGACGCGACGTTCACGGTCGCCAATGGCACGATTTCCGGACTTCGGAAACGGTTCGTCTGTATCGCCGACCTTGGCGATGCCTATGACGTGATCGTGACCGTCAACGGCATCCAGGTCGATGGGTCCACGGCGTTGCAGACGCTCGTGATCGACGACATCAACGACGAAGACACGCTGGAATGGACCGGCGATTGGTACGAGAAGGGCCGCGTCGGAACGACCGTGACCTAGCCATACCCCCGCTTAAATAGCGGGTACACCTGGGGCTCGCGGGTTTCTCTTCCTCGCGAGCCCCAGGATTCTTTCTCCTGTCTTAGCTAATTGCGAGATCGTGTGAGTAGTCAAACTGAATATCAAAAGGAGTACTGGAGCCGTCCTGAAAATAGGGAACGAAAGCGCATAAATGCACAAAGGTTATACAGAGAACATAAGGAGTTCTTGAAGAAAAGGATGCGAGAGAATGCGCTTCGTTTATACTACGGTTTGACTGTTGCTTCCTACAACAACATGCTTCGTAAACAGCATGGAGGATGTGCCATCTGCGGTAGACTGCCAGGAAAGAAGCAACTTGCGGTTGACCACGATCATAAGACAGGGAAAGTCAGGGCTTTACTTTGTTCTCAGTGTAATCAACTCCTAGGACTTGCAGCAGAAGATCCAATGATTCTACGATTAGCTGCCTTATACATTGAGGAGCATAACATTGAGTGAGAGTAGCCTCTCGATTGGGTACACCGATCTTCGTCAAGAAGTCGGCGGCTTTCTTGGATACAGCAGAACCGTCGCCAATTGGGCGGCATTCCCTGCAAGGATAGCGACGATTGACCGCACTGTTCAGTCGGGTGTTCGGAGAGTCTATTATCCGCCTCCGATCAATGGAGAGACTGTCGGCCACGAGTGGTCATGGCTTAGGCCAACAACGACGATAGCTACCGTTGCCGACGACGGGGATTACGATCTTCCGGACAACTTTGGACGGCTGGTTGGAAATCTCCACTACGCCGCCAATCTGCAACGGTCGGCGATTTCAATCGTGTCCGTAGCCGATTTGCTCGACATGCGGTCACACTACGACCAGAACGACGCGCCGCGGTACGCTGCGATTCGCTATAAGTCTTCCACCGGGACCACCGGACAGCGACAGGAAATTCTCTTCTGGCCGGAACCGGATGCCGTTTACACGCTCTCTTACGAGTATGAGGCGTACAGCGGGGTCCTCTCCGACACGTACCCGTACCCTCTCGGTGGAATGCAACTTGCCGAGTTGTATATTGAGTCGTGTCTGTCGGTTGCTGAACAACGGATGAACGACGAAGTTGGGATTCACACCGCCCAATTTCAGGCACTACTCGTAGATGCTATCATTCGCGACAGGAAACGCGGTTCGCGCAACTTCGGACAGATGGGGCACAAGGAAGGGTACGAAGAACGGATTCGTCACGGCGACACAGGAACAACCTATCCGATTACCTACAAAGGAACGACGTACTAACATGGCAAAAGGTTCTTGGTCCGCTACGGCTGCAAGCGCCGAAATCGTTCCCGCGAATGAACATCGCGATTCGCTTCTCATCCAGAAGACAAACGCGACAACTGTTGCGTTAGGGATCGGAGAGGCGGCGGAAGCCGGAAAGGGAGTTCAGCTTACGAACGCAGGAGATGCCGCTGTTATCAGGGGTTGGCAAGCGAGGGAAGCGGTCTATGCCATTGGAAACGGCGGTACAGGAGTCTATCAGGAGGGAGACGTAGTTGTGTCTCCTGGTCCGGTAGCAGGCGCTTGACGTTTTGTTCGCATACTCTTTTCTCGAAGGCAAAGCCAGAAAGGCTCATCATGATCTCGCGTATCGCTTCTCTTCTCAAAATGCAAGTTCCGGACCCGACCGAAGGTGGTCTTCTTCTCGCTCACGGGTCCACCGTTCCGCCTGATGCAACTTACGGCTACAAGACCGGCTGCATCTTCATGCACACCGACGGCGGCGCTGGAACTGCGCTCTACGTGAATGAAGGAACTCTCTCGTCTTGTGATTTCAACGCCATTGAAGGATTCGGAAACATTCAGTTGACGGACCTGTCGGACGTTGGAACGACAGCCCACAATGCAGGAAGAATTCTCGTCGCCGATGGCTCAAACTACCAGTCCGTTGCGGTTTCCAACGATGCAACCTTGGCGGCTAACGGTGCGCTGACGATTGCTGCTGGCGCTGTCGAAGACTCGATGATCGAAGGTTTGGCTGCCGGCCAATTCATCGTCGGCACTGACGGAACTGCGGCCAACAACGCCAAGGTAACGATGAGTGGACACGCTACGATGACGGGAGCAGGCGCTGTTACTCTCGCCACCGTTTCCAAGACGTATGCCATCCCTTTGACGGACCTGCGGAAGTCTGCTGCCGGGAAAGATGCACTTGGCGATTCCCCGGACGCTACGGACCTGGGGCTCGCTGACGCAATTGGATCTCCTGTTGTCGGCACTACGACGAATGGTGGAGGGACGGCAACGGCAACGGAGAAGTGTTCCTTCGATTTCGCTGTTCCTGCCGACTACGTCGCTGGTGGCGATTTGACCGTTCGTGTCAATGCCATGGTCAGCGCAGCGCGAAATGCAGCGAGCCCGCTGGACGTGGTCGCGAAGCTGATTAAGGCGGGGGCGCTGGACGCTACCGACCTTTGTTTGACTGACGCAATCGACATGAAGGCCGTTACCACCGCTGCTGACGAGAATTTCACCATCGACAGCGATGCTGCTGGCGATGTTCTTGCTCCAGGCAGCATTCTTCATGTCGAAGTATCGTTCAAGACGGACGACACTGGCGCAACGAACGACGGTTACGCGAAAATCAACGCCGTTACGGTACTTGCACCTTGCTACCGATAGGGAGTCGGCATGGCAAAGCACCGTCGGCTCAATGTTCAGTTCCCGCTCGGTGGCCTCAATCGCCGAGGCGCGTACAAGCAGCAGCCTCCGTACACCACATCGGACTGCTTGAATGTACGCGCCTCAGCGACGATTGAAGGCCGCGAGCGGGGTGGCAGCCGTCCAGGGCTCATTGCATCCCACGTTACCGACATAGGCAGTAACGTGAGGATGCTTGAGCCGATGACGCTTGCGCTAGGCGATGGCTTTACGGCCTGGTCCGACACGTTCGGAGGGTTGTCGATGGCCACCGCCTGGACACAGGCGTCATGGGCGGCGCACCTTCCAAGCATTCTCCCTTCCGCCTTGGCGAGCGTTGACACGACCATTGCTGAGGGGGAGGCTGTTCTCAGCGCGCTTACGATTGATACGTCGAAGGATTACGCTGTAGAGGTCTTCCTCACTCCGCTTGACGGTGCTTACCACGGAGACTATCGCCTGTATCTCCGACTCGACGACACTACTCCGGATGCTGAGGAAGACGGGGTTATCGTCGAGCTTGTGATGACTGGTTCGACGGGCGCTTACAGCGGTACTCTGGTCTCTATGGTTGGCGGCACTGCTACGACGTACAACTTAGCGTCTGGGACGCTTAGTGTCGCACGTCCTGGATGGCTTACCGCCAAGGTGAGCGGAAACACAATTACGGTTTACTGGTGTGGCGTAACGCTCCTAACGCAAGCCGTTTCCGCGCACACCGGGAAGCGTGTTGGTTTCGGAATGGAGTGTACGGTAGCTGGTGGGGTGTGTCTGGCGAACGTCTTTCGCGTGCAGTATTACTCCACGGGTTCTGTGGATTCGCTGAGGTCGGTTCTCATCGCGTCGGCTGGAGGAAATCTGTACAAGGAATCGTTCTACGGGACTCTTGCACAGGTGACTTCTAACCTAACTGTTAGGAGCGATGTACCACTTAGCGCTGCGCAGAGCGGTCAGAAACTCTACGTCGCTGACTACGGAAATCTCCGATCTACCGGAACTGACGGAACGGTTGCTGCGACTCTCTTGACCGCCACTGCTATTACTGATTGGACGACGCTTGGGATCGACGCTCACGACGATGTCGCCGTAATCTCGAATCCGCTCGGAACGGCCGTTGCTGGCACGTACAAGATTTCGTCTGTTGCGGCCGGTGGAGTGACGCTTACAGCAGCCGCCGGCGCTGGAGGGTGCTCGTATAGAATCGAGCGTGCGCCGAAGGTGTACGATCCAGCGGCCGGAACTATTGTCATCTTCACTGCGACGACCGGGCAAGTGCCCACCGGGTGCCCGCTCGTCTGCCGGTATCTCGACAGGATCGTTCTTGCTGGTGCCGAGATTGCACCCCACGTTTGGTACATGAGCCGGCAAGGTACGCCGGAAGATTGGGACTACTCGCAGACCGACAGCCAGCGCGCAGTCGCCGGAACGTCGAGCGATGCTGGGGTTCCCGGTGACGCGATTACCGCGCTTGTACCGCATAGCGACGACTACTTAGTAATGGCGTGTCGCAACTCTCTGTGGCGTCTCAGGGGGGACCCGGCTTATGGTGGAAGTCTCGACTCTCTTAGCCGAACTGTTGGAATCGTTGGACCTAACGCCTGGTGTCTTGGGCCGGCTGGCGAATTGGTTTTCCTTTCGCTAGATGGCCTTTATTCGCTTCCACCAGGAGGCGATTCGGTTCCTATCTCTCTCTCCAGGGAAACGCTTCCGCAAGAGTTCTTGAACCTAGACCCGGCTTCAGTGACGGCGCTTCTGGAGTACGACGTACACGGCCGGGGAGTGCATATCTACCTCACTCCGGCAACGTCGAACGCGCGGCTTCATTGGTGGCTGGACTGGGAACGAAAAACGTTCTGGCCTGTGTCGCTTTATGCTGACCACGAGCCGACCGCAACATGCGCCTTGCAGTCAACGGCGATTGAAGACTCTGCCGTCATCCTCGGAGGGCGAGACGGTGTTCTTCGCCGACTAAGCGACCTTGCAGAGAATGACTGCGGACAAACGTTCACTACCTATGCGATCCTTGGCCCGATTCCTCTCGCGCCGGATTCGATGAATGGAACGATGCTTTCTATGGATGCTGTCATGGCAGATGACAGCGGGCCGGTGAATTGGGAGCTTCGCACGTCGGAGACGTTTGAAGGTGCCGTTACTGCGGCGGCCGATGAAACGGGCCAATGGCTCGAAGGTCTGAACGCGACTGAACATCCTGCGGGGCGCGGGCAAGCTTGCGCGCTGAAGCTAACCGGGGCTACCGGGCGACGTTGGGCGATGGAGAGTATCGTAGCGACTGTTCGCGAGAGTGGACGACGGAGGATTGAATGACCGTAAGACCTCCGCACCCGCATTCCGAGACCGAGATACGTCGCGCGCTGCAACGATTGAGCGTTGACTCTGACGATCATGATGACGAAATTACGACGCTTCAGTCAGACGTTGACGACATCGAAACCGACGTTGCGGCTATCGACGTTCGGGTTGACGTGCTGGAGGCAGCGTCCGATGCCAGGTGCGAGGCTGAAGCAGTCGATGTAATTGCGCTCGGGGCCCCAGTGTACGGCGTGGCTGGGCTTGCAAGCGTTGGGCTAGCTCGTGCTGACACGGCGGCGAAAGCGAGAGTCGCCGGCCTGGCTGTCCAGGCTGCCGGCGTAGGGTTCACTTGCATCTACGCTGCGAGCGGACGGGTGACGCTTGCCGATTGGACGGCTGTTGCAGGCGTTGCAGCATTGATTCCATCGTCTACATATTATCTCAGCGCTACAGGAGGACTTACGACGACTGCGCCAACAACTGTTGGTCATTCGGTTACGGAAATTGGCTATGCGGAGGAAACAACAACTCTTGTTCTGAATATCAAACGCCCTGTTTTACTATAGGAGAACATCGTGGGACTCAAGAAGCCTCTCGTTATTACTAACGGACAGATTCAGCAACTTCAATCTGGCGACACGCTGGATGCGTCATGTGCTGAAGTGGATGTGATTTCCCTTACGAATGGAAATGCGAGTGCTATCGTTATCGGAACACCCGTCTATTCGTCTGGCGCTGGGGAAGTGGACAAGGCGCAGGCTGATGCCGTTGCGACAGTTGAGGTGCTTGGACTGGCACAACCAGTATCTACGGCTGCCTCTGCAAGCGGAAACATTCAAACTGATGGTGTGCTATCTGCTACAACTGCCCAATGGGACGCGGTTGCAGGGACTACAGGCGGATTGGCTGCCGGGACAGTATACTATCTTGACCCTGATACTGCTGGGAAGATCACTCCGACCGCTCCAACGACTGCCGGCGACTTTGTCGTTAGAATCGGAAAGGCGATAAGCACGACTGAATTGGAAATCAGTATCAGCCAGCCGATCAAGTTGTAGGTTTCTGAATGGCGAATCGCAAACCACTCGTTGTGAATGCTGGCGGCGTTGAACAGATTCAAGATTCCGACCATGTATCGGTGTATTCCGCTATTACGCCTGGGTATAAAATCTTCTCAACGAACGTGAGCGCTTCGGAGCGCAATTGGGCATTGGTTGCCGGAGTATTCGCGTATGGTGACTTGCGATTCATGCAGTCCGACGCCAAGGATGGAGACCCGCTTTCAGAAGGTTCTATCGTAGGAGGCTTTAACGAAAGCGGCAATTTCGGCGTTGGAGTTGGTGCGATTGAAGGAAGAATTCATGCCGGAATGGCGGCGGCGAGCGCCGGAGTCTATTCTGACGTGTATTCAACGACGGATGGACATTCGCCAGTCTGGTGTTCTAGAAAGAGCGCCTCTGATACGCTTGGTACGTTGGTGGAGACTGCTGACGGCGATTATCTAGGCGCACTTCACTTTCAAGGCATTGGATCTGGAGGCGGAAGGGCATTCGGAGAACAAGTAACAGTGGTGCAAAAAGGCGCGGCGGGTGCTACTGCGCTTGCGACAGAATTGTCGTTTAGCACCTTTACTGATGCCGGAGTTAGTACAACTCAGTTGGTGCTTCAGAGCAACGGAAATGCTTTGTTTGGTGCGCATTCAACGCACATAGACAATATGCGATCTTTCTTTGGTACGTCTAGTGATGCAGCTATTTACTACGATGGCTCGCATCTTGTCATAAACCCGAAGGTTGTCGGCACTGGGCACCTGAACGTGCTCGGAGACATATACTCCGACACTGGGATGTACTACTCTCCTTCTCATCTATACTTCAGGGGCGGTGCTGGATCGAATACGTACTTCGATGGTGATGGTGATGTTATTTTTAGAGATCGTGCAGACGGATCTAACGCCAGGATGACGCTAGATTTGTCTACTGGGATCTTGATAATGTATAACTCTGCTGAACAGGAGTTCATTAAGTTTGACCCTACTGGAGTAACTTACTTCAATCGAAACAACCTTGACATAGATTGTTCGTTTGGATCAACGACGACAGACTTCCTCTTGTACACTGATTCCGGAAACAGTCGAATTGGAATCGGGACTAATACTCCAGTTTCATCGGTTGAAGTGAAGTCATCTTCTCCGATATTAACTATCACAGATTCATCTACGGGAGTTGCGAGTAATTTGTACTTACTCGGAACGATTGCATTTTCCGGGTCCGACGCATCTGCTTATGCTGCTGGTGTATATGCGTCGATTGAGGCTTATTCAATTGACACAAACGCGAACACGCAAGCAAGCCAGAATGAGGGAGGAGCGCTGTACTTCAACGTTTATCGGCACGTAGTAGGTGTAGATGTTCGCACTAAGCAGACGGCACTAATTATCGACAACTTCGGAAGCGTAAAGATTCCGGCAGACTCGCAGAAGTTGTATTTCGGTGCTGGCGACGACGCCACGGTGTACTACGACGCGACGAACCTGATAATCAATCCGAAGGCCGTTGGTTCCGGGATACTGGATGTTCTTGGAACGCTCCAAACCGATGGGTACAACGCGGCAGACGGAACGGCCGGGGCCAGCGCTACGGTTGCTGTCGCCGATCTTGAGGGTGACACGCAAACGCTTACGTTCAAGAACGGGTTGTACACCGGGGTTGCCGAGACGGTTGCGAAAAGGCGCACGTTCGTTCTCTATAACACGACGACCGACGATACTGCAACTGAGTTGTTTCTGAACGGTTCGTCTACTCGATTGACGATTGCTGAAGGTGAAACGTGGTTCTTTTCTCTTCATGCAGTTGGAAGACAAACCAACGACGACCGAACAGTGTATGGCGCATACTGGACTGGCGTACTTACTCGCAATTCGGGCGGTAACGCAACAGTCTCGAACTATACGAAAATCGCTGATTACCTCAACGACATGGGGTGGTCATTCGGTGTTTCTGCCGACACAACAAATCAATCGTTGAAAGTGACGGTTACGGGAGGTGCGACTGATACCGTGAAGTGGGTTGCCAGCGTAGAGTTGACCATGGTGTCGGAGTAGCGTCGAATGTCCGGAGCGTACACTGCGAAACCTGTCGTCGTTACTCCAGCGGTTGTTCCTCCTGAGTGGGACCCGGACTGGCCGTTTCCTGGTGCGTACCCACCTGGATATACGCCATCGCACTCGATGTCTCTTAGCGTAACTGAAACTGAGTCATCTACTACGATAAAGGTTGGTGACGTTCCGGTGACAGTAGCTACGCTATTTGACCACTTGATATACAGGACGAATCAGCCAGCATCAGGGAGCTTAATAACGTGGTCAGCTACACTCGATGGCGTAGCGAGAACTGTGTTAGTGTCAGACGGAATCCCTCCGTTATTTAACACAACCTTATACGAAGATGTTGGAGGAGGTTTCTGGGGAACCGACACGATTCTAATTGTATTCCCTTTTCTTACGGCTAGTGATGTTGGCAAGGTACTGAAGATTGCAGTTAGCGGAGAATTGGAGGGAGTCACGCTAACGAAGTCAGTTAATCTAATGGTAGTCGAAGAACCTCCTCCGGGGCCAGTGTATTCGACGATCATAACCATTCATGTATCTTCTAGTCGTGAAGGATCTGGCGCGTATGCATTTGGTGGAATGTCTTCGACTAGATATCCATCATACTCCGGATTCAGGTACTCCTATCCCTACGGTGGTCCAGGTGCATGGACTCTTGAAGAATACGAAACAGGCCCAATAATCATACCTTCATCAGATCATGCAGGAAGAGTTCTAGGAGCGTATGTTCCGGATACTGTAAAAATCAAGTCAATGTCTGGTGGAGCCGCAGGAGACGTTACTACAGTGCAGGCCCAGTGTGACGTGTATGAAGATGACGTTCTTATCGCAACATATACGAAGACTGTTTCCGCAACATCTACAGGGAGCGGTTGGACGAGTACTACTGTAGATTGGATTACTCTAACCGAAACTGGCGCAATTGAATTGTAATAGGAGCTTACCGTGTCTTTCTCACGAAACTTTTTCCCGACTGCGAACGATTGGAGCGGGCTTCAGAGCACGCAATACAAGTCTCCGAGTTCTGACGTACTCGGTGGGCTTCAATCGCTCGTCGCGAACTACAACCAAGCTTACGGCGCTGCGAAGTCAGCCAATGAGGCTCGATACCAGCAGATGCTTGACATCGCAAATCAGACGACGCAGCAGCGCGCGGCAGATGTGCAGACCGCCTACGGTCAGCAGTCGGCGAATGTCATGCAGCAGCTTGCGAGGCTCGGCATGTCGAACACGACGGTTGCGCCGACGATGCAGCAAGGCGTCGAGCGGGAAAAGCAGTCGTCGTTGAACCGGCTTGCCGACGAAATGCAGCAGACGAAGCTCGGGATTATCGAGCGTAGGACGGATGCGTATCCGGACCTGTCTTCGCTTCAGTCGATCATCGCCGGGGTCGGCTCGCAGTACGGGGGTGGTCAAGGATTGTCTTCGATGCTTCAAGCACTCGCTGGATTGAGGAGCTAACATGCCGATCAACGTTGAACATGGTGGACAGGCCGGGCCGGTTGCCGGTCAGATTATCGCGCAGTCCGGACAGCGGAACCTTGACCGTCAGCAGCAGGACGCGCACCTTTCGCAGCAGTTACGTCAGCAGCGCGCATTGCAGTTGGCGGACATCGACGCGCGCGCTGACTTGCAGCGCCAAGCTGCCGATGAAGCGATGGCGCGCACCGCGTTGCAGCACGGGCTAGACAGCCAGATTCGCGAAGAGGAATTCGACTCCACAATCAAGAAGATGCAGGAGCAGGCTCGCATTCAGGCGCAGCAGTGGGAATTCCAGTACACGGCGCAGCAACGCCAAGAGATTGCGAGATTCAACATGGCTCGCAATGAACTGCAACGCAATGAGTCCTTTTCTCCGGAAGAGAGGGAGCGGGCCTTGCAGTTGATCGACCTACAGCAGGCGAATATCAAGCCGTCCATGATGCCTCGCGATCCGTCCAAGCCGATCTATCCTGAAGGCAGAGGAGTGGGCGAATCTTGGATTGCCGACGACGGCTCTACCCTGGCGCGAGAAGCTGACGGCAATGTCAAGCTCATTCAGCGCTACGACCAGGGGCCGAAGGCGCAGCAGATGAAGCTGCAAATGGAAAATCAGAAGATCCAGTTGCAGGCGCAGCAGAAGCGGGAAGAAAAGATTCTTGAACTTCGTCTGAAACTTGCGACCGAGGATGTCGAGCAGATTGGCGCTGACGGAAAGGCGACCTATCGCCAACGCACTCCCCAGGAAATCGAGCAGATCATGCAGACCGTGCTCGGTGGAGGTCAGCAGCAGCAACAGGAAGTCTCTTGGTGGGACAAGCAGGAGAATGCGGCATTGAAGGCGACGGACGCCGATAAGGACTTGCCGCCGCAAGTCGGGTACGCGCAGGCGTACCTTCGCCAGATGAACGAGAGGTACGGGAGCCTTGAGAATGTTCCTCAAGACTTCAAACAGGCGTACCTCGGTGCGGCCGGCATTCTGAAACAGTACGCAGCAGGAGGGCAGTAATGCCGCTTGACCAGCAAGTCATCGCGTCCATCGGGAATCTTCCGTCTCCGGAGGCCCCTAAGCTCGATACCAGCGTACTTGATTCCGTGAATCGAACGGAAAGCGATGTTGAGCACAGGAGGCAGTATCTTCGCGACAAGTACGTCTGGGGTCTGGTTGCTCCGTTGACGGGAACGAGAGCGACCTACTCGAAGCGCGCGATTCAGGAAGTCACCGACCCTATCGAGCGGCAATGGCTCGTGGAGGAAGTCGCCCGCGTTGCGAAGATGCAGGAATGGGCCCAGCGCAAGGCATACGGAGAGTCCGGTTTCGCTGGCAGGTTCGCGAAGAACCTTCAGAAAGTCGGAGGATCGTTCGCCGAAGCTGGGACCGGGATGGCGCAAGCGGCTTCCGGTCTGCGGGATTGGGCACAAGGCAAAGGTAAGTCCGCTGAAGACGTTGGGTTCCTGGATGCCCTTGAATCCGCGAAGCAAGCGGAGAATCCGTACATCCCCAAGGAAATGGGCCTGGCAGGAAAGGCGGCTACCGGCGCGGCGGGCATGGCCCCGGACCTTGCTGCCGGCCTGTTGTCGAACGTCGCTGGCGGTCCCGCTGGCATGGCGGGCTATTGGACGGCCCGGCAGACGCCAGAGCGCCGCGAGGGGTATCTCGCGTTGGGCCTTAGCCCGACCGCCGCGTCACTGGCCGGCGTTGCCACTGCCGGCGCTGAGGCTGGTATCGAGCTTCTGAACATCGACCCGACTGGCTTGACTAAGCCGGTCGCTGCGCTGATCAAGGGTGCGCTGCGCCGTGGGCTGATGAAGGCAGCCGAGAAGATCGGCGGGAATACGCTGAAGTCGTTCGCGAAACATCCTATCACTCGCCGCGTGGTTGGTGCCGGGGTCGAATCGGTGAAGCGTACTGGACTTGAAACGTTGGAGGAAGGCTTACAGGGAGGCGTTCAGGAAGGTGGGCGGTATCTCGCCGGCAAGGCGACTGAGTCTCCGCTTGCGCCTGATGCTACCGAGGTCTTCACCGAGGCGTACAACCAGATGGCGCAGGCAGCGCCGGGGGTTGCCGTCCTCGGTGACGTCGGCGGTGCTGCTAAGGCCGGAGAGGCTGTCAGCCGCTACAGGAAGTTCGTTTCCGGTGCGAAGCGATCCAAGATTGAGGCAGACATCATTCAGCACGCGCAAGAGGGGAAGACACCATCCCGCGCGAAGTGGCAAGCGTGGGGGCTGCCGGCCGAAGAGGGCAAGTCTCGTCAGCAGCGGAAGGAATCCGTACAGCAGTTGGCAACGCAGTACCAGGCGCTTGAGCAGATACGAACGGCCGTTTCCGGCGTAACCCCGACCGAGGAACAATGGAATCAATGGGGATTCCCTCCTGAAGAGGGGAAGACCGAGGAGCAAAGGCGCGAGTTTCTGTCTCGCTCCGTAGAGCCTCAGCAGCCGGCCCCTGAAGCCGCTACGCAGCCTCCGGTTGCTGGTGAGCCTTCTGCTACGTCAGAGCAACAGCCGCCTCCTGGTGAAGTCCAGGCGACTCAGGCGGCACAAGGAAGATCCCCGGCCCGACATGACTTCCCTGTCGAAATGGAGGGGACCGGCGAACGGATTGGCGGTCGGGAAGTTGTTCGGCAGATTGAGCAGATTTGGGGCATCCCGATCAGATCGGGGAGGATGGGCACCAGGGGCGCGCGCGGCATCTACAAGCTGAAGAGTCAAGTCAGCCGGCTCGCGAAGGGCGAAGAAGGATCTACTGCCGTTGCGATCCATGAGGTCTTGGGGCACCACCTGGACAACACGACGGACGTTCGCAAGAGCGCGCCGAAAGAAGTTCAGAATGAATTAGGACACCTGGACTACGACGAAGAGAAGGGTCGCAACACTGAAGGGTTCGCCGAGTTCTTGCGCGCCTACATGACTGGCGCTACCGAGAGGTTCAAGCAGGGAATCGACCTGAAGACGGAAGCGCCGAACTTCCTGGCACACTTCGAGCAATGGCTCGGCAAGCACCCGGAAGTCAAGGCGAAGATTGAAGCCAGCCGCGAACCGCTGGAGGCGTTCAAGAAGGCCGGCGCTGTCGGGCGGGTGAAGGGTCAGATTAGCGAGACTGGCATT